ACAATATAATTGTAGGGTCGAGAAAATAGCGCAGAAAATGAAAGACTTGACAAATAGCAAAAAATATGTTATAATATAATTGTAGGGTAAGATATAAATGTGCGATGAACACTTTATAAATAAATCAAAGGAGAAAAACAAATGATTTTAGGATTCAAATGTGAAACTTGTGTATTACAGGACAAGTGCAGAGTCCCAAAGATGCTGAAGCCATTCTCAGATGAAGCAAAGCGTCCACTTGGTATTACTCTTAGCATGACATCTTGCGATACATACAAAAAGAAAGCAAATGCAACAGTTGAAGAGGCAACAGAAGAATAATTAAAAAGGAGAAAGCAAATTATGGAAAAGAAAATGAAGAATGAAGTAACATTAGCAGGTTCAATTTTATCTTTCGAGAAGGATAAGGTAACAGGTCTCAATTACAGAGAGGGCGTAACAAAGACAGGAGCTAAGTATATCTCTTTCAAGGGTCAGATCGCAGTTGGAGATAACTCAGATTATGGAGTTAGATTTAATTGTTTTCTTTCATCACTGAAGAAAGATGGTACACCATCTAAGCTTTATCAGCCAGCAGTTGATTGGGTTAAGTCAGCAGTAGCAAAGATTGATAACGCAGAGTCTTATACTAGAGTAGAGATGAAAGGTTCTCTTGCAGACGCACCTTATGTAAGACAGGATAACGAGCTTAATGCAGATTATGTAGAGTATTCAGTTACTAGATTCTATCCTTTTAGGGAGTATAAGGCTAACATCGCAATTGATGGTTATATTTCTTCAATTGGTGATGAGGTTGATTACGAGGGAGAAGAGACCGGAAGAAAGGTAATGAAAGTTATTACAAGAGATAACTTTGGTAAGACAATTGAGCTTAATAAGGTATTTGTTCCTGAGAGTTTTGTAGCAGATATCGAAAGAGCAAATTGGGAACCAAAGGCAACAGTTCCAATGGAAATCAATCTCGAGGTAAAAACTGTAACTAGAACTGTAGCTACAACTTCAGGATTCGGTAAGGCAAGCAAGGATACTTCATCAGACAAGACATGGAAAGAGATGGTAGTTTGTTGGGGAGATAATGCTTACGAAGATGAGAGAGCTCTTACAGTAGCTGAGGTCAAGGAGATGACAAAGGAAAGACAGGATCGTCTCGACAGAATTAAGGCTGAGGGTTATAAGGGAGCAGGAGCAGTAGGTAGCAGAACTAGTGCTAATGGTTCAAATTCAAGTGCAGGATTTGGTAGTTCAACAAACGTTAAGACAGAAGCAACAGATGAAGAAATGAATTTCTAATTTAAAGGAGGAAGTGCGATATGGCGATTGATTTAAAGAGTTTAAAACCAACTAAAGTTAGTAGAGATCTCAAGGGTAAGTATGTTTTATTGTACGGAGCGCCTAAACACTAATCTTGGGCATTCATCAAGTAATTGATGTCTAAATTGCAGTAAAAATCTGGGAGGCTGAAATGCTGATCAGACCGGAAGTATTTATGTAAAAATAAATACACGGGCAACGCATAGAGACATTAAACTTTTAATAATTAATTAAGGAGGTTGTTCAGTGTGAATAACAATAATAATTTAACTAAAGAACAAGAAGAAAAAATAGTAGAGTTATATAAGTCCGGAAAGGGACAACAGTATTGTGCTAAAGCGGTAGGAATTTCAAATAGTTTAATTGTCAAAAAGGTTCTGAAAAAATATGGTATTAAAATAAGAACTTTTTCGGAATCCGCAACGCTATCCAATAAACAAAGAAAATTTTATCGTATTAACGACGAGTATTTTAAGACAGAAAGCAGTAATATGGCTTATATTCTAGGATTTCTTGCAGCTGATGGAACCGTTAGAAAAAATACAAACGAAATTAAGGTAACAGTTAGTGCAGTAGATCGTGATTTTTTAGTGATGTTAAACGAGGAATTAGAAAGTGAATATATAGTAAAAGATTTTATTACTTCTCAGGGATATTCCGCCAGCACTTTAGCGTTTACCTCGGAAACAATTAAACATGATTTGGCAGCATATAATGTAGTTCCAACAAAAACTTTTAATTTTAAGTTTCCAGAGAAATTAAATAAAAAGTATTGGATTGATTTTATTCGAGGATATTTTGATGGAGACGGTAGTGTAAGCACTGCTGGTAATTGTGGGATTAAGTGGCAGTTGTGTTCAGCAACTGAAGATGTTCTAAAACATGTGGTAGATTTTTTCTATGAAGAATACGGAATACCAAAAGTTACTGTGCGAAAAGAAAAAAGAGTTCATGATCTATTTGTGATTGCTTATTCAACAAACGCTACAAAGAAGATATATGAAATTCTTTATTCGGAAGATAGTTTGTATTTAAAAAGAAAAAAAGATAAATTCGATACCTTAGTTAATAATTAAAAGATATAAGTCTCCACGAGACTGCAATTCCTCAGTGTGAGGAATAAAAGATATGCTGAGCTTATACGAATAGAAAGTATAAGAACTAGAGGATAAAAAACCTTTAGGATAACAAAATGAAGATCGGTAAAACAACACTTGCAGTACAGTTTCCAAAGAATCTTTTAATGGCTTTTGAAAAGGGATATAATGCTATTGATAATATAATGGCGGTTGATATTCCTAATTGGGCAGAATTTAAAAAGTATGTAAGACAGCTTGCTGATCCTGATCTCCAGGAACAGTTTAATACAATTACGATTGATACAGTAGGTTTGGCTTATGACAGATGTTCAGAATACATTTGTGCACAGCAGGGAGTAGATAAGATTGGAGATATCGCATTCGGTGCTGGCTATGGAATGGTTGATAAGGAATTTGATACCGTAGTTAGAAAGATTACTCAGCTTGGATATGGTCTTGTTCTTATTGGACATGAAAAGGTAAGAGTAGATTCTGACGGAACAATTAGTGCTAAGCATATTTCTCCGGATCTTCCTGAAAGATGTAACAAGATTGTAAATCGTCTTGTAGATATTACCGCATACATCGGAATGGAAGATGGTGTAAGATATATTTATCCTCGTCAGCTTAACATTGATGAGGGAAGACAGATTACAGAGATTTACGCAGGTAATCATTTCCCAAATCTTAATGAGAAGATTGAACTTGGGTACAAGCCATTTGTAGATGCAATTGCTAATGCTATGGAAACAAATGCAAAGGCGAAGAAGACTAAGTTAGTAGACACTCCTGTAGAAGTTGTTGAGGAAGAGGCATTGGATTATAAGAGCATCATCTCAGAGATTAAGAAGATTGTTAAGGTTCTTAATAAGCTTGATGACGAATCTGAAACACCTCATTTCATGGAGGACTACAAGAAGATCACAGAGGAATATCTTGGTAAAGGTAAGCTTGTAAAAGAGTGTACTGATACTCAGGTAGCTCAGCTTGATCTGATTCTTGGAGATCTTAAGGCATATGTTGCAGCTAATGGTTTGACAATTTGATAATTAAATGATATAATAATGTTAGGGAGAGTGAAATATCTCTCCCTAATAAGATAATAAAAAGGAAAGCAAATGACGACAAAAGAAATTTTAGAAAGAGTAACAACTGATATAGTTATTAGTATAATGGAAGAGTGCGGAAGTCCGGTAATGGGAAGAGGTTATACCTCTGATGGAGTTCCTTATTTGGTGTTTCTTACTATGTGTCATCATAGTGATCCTGATGAAGCTTCTCCTAAATTATATTTCTATGAAGAATCTAAAGATTTTATGTGCTATACTAATTGTGGTAGAATGACTTTCTTTGATGCCATAATGAAGATTAAAGGTCTATCTAGTTTTAAGGATGTATTAATTTATATCGCTGATAAACTTGATATTGATCTTTACGAAGATTCGCCTAGAAAGAAAATAGAAGGAGTTTACAATAAAGATTGCGACAATATACTTGCTGAGTTTAATAATTCTATTAAAATTGAATCTAGTACAAATGATATAGTAGAAGATATAAGTAAAGATAAGTATTTTGACAATCCGGAAGATTTAAATTTATTAAAGTATTTTGAAGATAGACCATATGAGGGATGGATTGAAGAAGGAATTAGTCCTGAAACTATGCATAAATATCAAATACTTTGGGATGGAGTTATGACTAGAGTTATTATACCTCACTTTATTATAGGAAAAGATAAGCAAAAGCATATGGTGGGAATTAAAAGACGATCATTAACTCCTGAAGATCTTCATGAAGCTAAGTATAAACCTATTACAGTAAACGGAAAATTATATGCTCACAATGTTAGAAAGATGTTTTATGGTTTATATTTAACAGAAGAAAAAATAAAAAGCTCAAAAGAAATAACTATAGTAGAAGCTGAAAAGAGTGTGTTATTAAGTGATACTTATTATGGAGATGATTCTACCGCAGTAGCAGTAAATGGTTTCAATATATATCCATGGCATATCCAAAAAATGAGAGAACTTGAAGTGAACACAATTTATTTAGCTTTTGATAAAGATGTAGATTTATATAAGGATAAAAGTAAGGACGCTAAAAATTATGCTAAAAAACTTTGCTCTATAATAAGGAAACTATCTAGACAGTTTAAAGTTAAAGTTATCTATGATAAATGGAATAAATTAGACTTAAAAGATAGTCCTTTTGATAAGGGCAAAGATACTTTCGAATTTCTTAAAAGTCGTGCGTTTGATGGAGAGGATTTTGTTAGATTATGGGACGTGAATTAAAATATAAGATTACATATCCGGGTAAAGACTTTGAAAACGAATTCGATTTTCTAGAAACTTTATTAATACAGGACGGAATAGAAGAGAAAGATATTCAGAGTATTTTACACCCGACTAAGAAGTTTATAAATGATCCTTTCTTAATGAAGAATATGAATAAAGCTATTGAAATTATTCATGATCACGTAGAGAAAGGCAGTAAAATTTTGATTAGAGTTGATAGCGACTGTGATGGATTTACTTCTTCCAGTGAGTTAATTCAGTTTTTATGGGAGCTTAATCCTGACTTAGAGATTAACTTTGTTCAAGATTTTGAAAAGCATCATGGCTTAGTTTATGAGAATGTTTGTGATAATGAGAGAGACGAGTATGGATTGATTATTATTCCGGACGCTTCTATGGGAGTAAACGACGCTAGAATTATTACTAATAATTTTGATGCTGAAATAGTTGTATTAGATCATCACCTTATAGAACCTGAAGAAGAATTTGATGGTGATTGTTATACTAATTATTGTACAGCAGTAAATTGTACTGACGGAGAATATCCTAATCCTTGTTTAAGTGGATGCGGAGTAGTTCAAAAATTTATAGAAGGCTACGTAGATAAATATAACCTTGATCCTTCCTTAAAGGAGAAGTGGTTAGATTTGGTAAGTGCTTCATTGATTTCTGATAGTATGAGTCTTAAATCTCTTGAGAACAGATATTATGTTATGGAGGGTCTTAAGAAAGATAGACAGGCAAATGCTTTAATTAATGAAATTGATAGCAGAACTAGATCGGACGATTCTTCTTGGCAGGATAGATGTATTAAAACTGTAGGCTGGAGTATTGCTCCTTTAATTAATGGTTGTATTAGATGGGGTACTCCTGAAGAACAAGTTAGAACTTTCCAAGCTATATGTGGATGGAACGAAGATGTGGAATATCAACCTAGAAGAAAACATAAGGAAGATCCACTTCCAGAGAAGGAAATCCATACATTGCAGTGGGATGTTGCTAGAAATTTAGTTAATGTTAAAGCAAAACAGGACAGAGATGCTAGGAAGTTTACAGATGAACTGATACAAGTAATAGAAGAAGAAGGACTTGATAAGAATTCTGTTATTGTAGTAGATGGAACTAAAGTTTTAACTAGAGGAACTGTTACTGGTTTGATAGCGAACAAATTGGCTTCTAAGTATATGAGACCAATTATGTTGATGAGAAGTAAGAACGCAGTAGAATTCGGTGGTAGTATGAGAGGATATGATAGAGGTGTGATTGAAAACACTAAGGAGTTCCTTGAAAGTACTGGATTTATTAAGTGTTCGGGTTAACAAAATGGCCCACACATACCTTTACCGTTTATCAGCGGGGTCACTTAGGTGGCTAACGGGGAACGCTAAGTCTTTTAAAGATATGCCAATCCCGTGGGAAATTATTTTCTACTAAAATTAAAAAAAGAAAGGAGGCTTCTTCATAATTATGGAAAAATATATTTATATGATAACTAATTTAATTAATCAGAAAAAATATATAGGTCAATCTAAAGATGCTGAAAAGAGATTTAATCAACATTCTCTTACTAAAGAGAAATATACTTCTTTAATTAATCGTGCCATGAATAAATACGGAAAAGAAAATTTTGATCTAGAAATTTTATATCACGGCGAAAACTATAATGAAAAAGAAAAAGAATATATTCAATTATATAATACATTGGTTCCAAACGGCTATAATATAGCTGAAGGAGGAGAAGATCCTCCAACACGATATGGAGAAGATAATAATTATTGTAAAATACCAGATAGTGTAATAAAGCAAATATAGCAAGACTTAATTAATTGTAATAATATAAAGGGTGTACAAAATAAGTATAGCCAATATCATCCTGGAACAATTGTTAGAATTAATAGAGGAATATTAAGACGAGATGAGAGTTTAGAGTATCCATTAACTTATAATACTAATAAAATAGATCCAAGAAATATTTTACCGATAGCTTTGCTAATAAAAGAAAATAATTTATCACTAAAACAAATTGGAGAATAGTATGGCTATTGTAAGAGTACTATAGTTAATATTAATAACGGCAACACTAAAATGGTTTAGGAAATTTTAAAAGGATGGGAATTTCCTATTAGAAAACAAAAAGTAGAAAATAAAAACCTGTAACGACTATCCCTCGGAAGGGGAGTAAGATTACTATTGATACGTAATTTGAAAAGGGTATGCATCTTCATGATGTAAGAGATAGTCTGATTCTATTAGAAATAATAGAGTAAATCGCATGAAAATGCTGCTGGAATTACAATAAACAAATCAGATGTAGAAGCAGCTATTCAGAAATGTAATGAGTTAATGCCACTTGATCAGATGACAACAGTCTATACAGTTGACTGGGAGATTCCGGCAAAGAATCTTCGTAGAGAATATGTTCAAGAGGTAGGAGAGAATTATAAAGTATTTGGTGGAGATATTCCTAGTCCTACATTTTTAATTAAAGGAATAGAGATTAATGCATCAGAAATACAAGCTTATGGAGAATCAAAGAGTTTTATCAGATTTACTTATAACGGAATTCCTTTTATAAAGAAGTTCTGCCCAGCTAATGAGTTTGATGAGATGACTTGCCATGAAGAGGGAGAGACTGGAGTAAACAGAAAGAGAGTTAGACTTGACATCATTGGAGAGTTCACTTTAAGCTTATACGAAAATACTTTATATCCGCAGGTTAAAATTGTAGATTTCGGCTCTGAAGAAATTCCTCAAACAACTCTTGATGATATCCCCGAGATAACTAGAGAGATTGTAGAGAGAAAATCTAAAGTAGATGATGACGAAGATTTTGACTGGTAAGTATTGACAAAATAAAAATAATATGATATAATATAAGTGTAAGGGACGAAAGGGAAACCGAGTAGTCCCCGATAACTAATGTGCAAAGAAAGAGGAGCGGAGTAATGTTTGTTGGATGTCATAATCATACTGATCATTCTAATTATAGATTGCTTGATTGTATTAACAAGGTTGATGAAATAATTAAATATTCTAGAGAACTTGGTCATAAAGGTATAGCAATAACTGATCACGAGAGTCTTGGTAATCATGTTAACGCTTTACATGTAATGAGAGATCTTAAGAAGAATGATCCGGAGTATTGGAAAGATTATAAACTCATTTTAGGTAATGAGATTTATTTGTGTTCTAGAAAGAGAATACAGGAAGATAAAGAGAGAGTTTTCCCTCATTTTATCTTGATTGCAAAGAACGAAAACGGACATAAGTGTTTAAGAGAATTGAGTTCCATTGCTTATTGTGAGAACTCTTTTACGCACGTTATGCTTAGAACTCCAACGTTTTATGATACTCTTTTTGAAAAGTTGGAGAAATATAAGGGTGATATTATAGGTTCTACAGCTTGCGCTGGTGGAATTATTCCTAAGAAGATTATGGAATTTTATAATGAGAATCCCGACAATGTTGATTTATCTCAGTGTATAACTTGGATTAATAAGATGAATAAAGTCTTTGGAGAGGGCAACTTCTTCTTAGAGCTTCAGCCATCTATTCAGTCCGAGCAGATTATTATAAATAAGTATCTTATTGAGCTTTCCAAGATGACTGGGGTTCCTTATATTATTACAACTGATGCTCATTATCTTAAGAAAGAAGATGCCAAGATTCATGAAGCATTCATTCAGTCACAAGATGGAGATAGAGAAGTTGCAGATTTTTATGGAACAACTTATATCATGAGTGAGGAAGAGATTCATTCATATCTTGATAGCACGATAGGGTATGATGCAGTTCAGCTTGGAATTAATAATACAATGCTTATTTATGATATGGTTGAGGAATATAGCTTAGATAAGCCATTAAATATTCCTTATATTCCTGATGATGAATCAGATCCTGATCCGATCTTGTTAAATAAATATAAAGATAAGATTGAGCTTTTTGATTATTTTGCTCATTCAGACTATCCTAGCGATAGACATTTGGTGAGAGAGATTATTAAGAAGTTTGAAGAGAGACCGGAAGAGTTTCAGAATAAAGAAAGTTACGAAGCAACTCAGACTTGCCTTGAGTCTATAAAGTTAGCTTCGGATAAACAGAATACACCTTGGTCAGCTTACTTGCTACAGACAAAAGCATTGATTCAGTTATGCTGGGATTCAGGTACACTAGTAGGTGCTGGTAGAGGTTCAGGTGTAGGTTTCTTCTTATTATATGTTCTTGATATTACTCAGATTAATCCTTTGAGAGAAGATGTTAAGACGTATCATTGGAGATTTCTTAACCCTGAAAGAGTTTCGCCTTTGGATATTGATACAGATATTATTGGTGAAATGAAAGATACAGTAGTAAAGAATCTTCAAGAGAAATATGGCGGTTATCATCATGTTTGTAAGGTTCAAACAATTTCTACCTCAGCTCCAAAGAAGTCAATTCAGATTGCTTGTAGAGGTTTAGGTTACACTCCTGAAGAGGGATTTCATCTTAGTTCTTTTATAGCTTCAGAGAGAGGTATTACTTTTACTTTACATCAGACATTTTATGGAGATGAAGAAATTGGTTTAGCTCCGAATCACGAGTTTGCAAATTTAATGACAGTTAAGTATCCCGATGTTTGGAAAATAGCTCAAAAAATTGAAGGGTTGTGTGTAGGAACCGGACAACATGCTGGCGGCGTTATTCTTTCTAAGGAAGATTTTGATGATAGCACAGCTTTAATGAAGACAAAGGGTGGAGATGTAACCACTCAGTTTGATCTTCATGCTTGTGAGGATTGTGGTTTAATTAAGTGGGATATTCTTGCTATCGATGCTTTAGGTAAAATGAAGATAGCTTTAGATCTTTTACTTGAAGATGGTTTAATTGAATGGCAAGGAAGTCTCAGAGCAACTTATGATAAATATCTTGGAGTCTATAGCATGGATAGAGATAGCGATGAGATTTGGGATGCTGTAGATAATCATAAAATATTATCATTATTTCAGTTTGAGAAGAAGTCAGGATATCAAGCAATCGAACTTGGTAAACCGAGAAGTCTTGAAGCTATGAGTGCCTTAAACTCTGTCATGAGGCTTATGGCACAGGAACAAGGTGGAGAGATTCCCCTTCAGAGATATGCTCGTATGAGAGAAAATATATCTGAGTGGTATGAAGAGATGGATAAGTGGGGATTAACTAAAGAAGAACAGAAATGGTTAGAGCAGTATGCATTAAAGAACTATGGTCTGCTTCCTAATCAGGAGAACTTCATGGTTATCGTTCAGGATCCAATGATTGGAGGATATAGTCTTCTTTGGGCAGATAAACTTAGAAAAGCGATTGCAAAGAAAAATCCTAAAGCATTCAATGAACTTCAGGAGGAATTCTTTGAGAATGTTAAGACTAAGGGATTATCTGAAAAATTATGTAATTATGTATGGTCAGTATTGATTTGTATGTCTAAGGGATACGGATTCAATACAAGTCATACATTAGCATATAGTGTAGTAGCATTACAGGAAGCAAATCTTGCTATCAAGTATCCAAACGTTTATTGGAATTGTGCTTGCATGATCTCTGATACTTTAGGTACTGTAGATTATGGCAAGAACGCTGCTTCTATGTCAAGAATGGAAAAAGATGGAGTTAAAATTGTAGCTCCGGATATAAATAAATCTAAATTTGATTTCCATCCCGACAAAACAGATAATTCAGTTCTGTTTGGTTTTAAGCCTATGAATGGAATTGGAGATTCTGTAGCAAAATTAATCATCTCTCATCAGCCTTATTCTTCAATGGATGATTTCTATGATAAGATGAAAGAAGCAAAGAAAAATGAAGAGGGAGCTAAGTTTGGAGATTCAGCGATGATATCTTTGATTAAGGCAGACGCATTTAGAAATATAGAAACAGATTCTAAAGAAGAGCTTATGAAGAGATTCGTTAAGAGAGTATCTTCGCCTTTAAAGAAATTATCTTGGTCTAATATAGATGTACTTG